ACTTCATAAGCACGAGGATGATCTGACGCTCGTGCCACATCAAGTATTCCATCTACTGCCTCCTGTCCTTTCATTACTAGATTGTGTAACTGAGCACGAGTTGTCTCATAGTCCTGTTTGACATCCTCGGTTTCAGTTTTTTTAAGAGTAGGTTTCACCTTCTCAACATGCTTTTGTAATTCCGAAGGTTCGTTTCCAAAAGCATCGTTGAGTCCATCAAAAGGATTTGCCATATCAAATTGCCTCGTCTTGTCCGCTTACGGGGTTACGTTTTTTATCGTCAGTAAATTCTGCCTTAGTGACACCGAATCCAAAGTCATCATCACCATCTGCAGTAATTGGATCTGGGACAGTAGTGTATCTGACTTCCCTTGGTGCAACTGCTGTATCTGTGCTGGTATAGTAATCTGTAACAACTTTTTTGATAATCTTGTTTTGATCCGTAACAGGACCATAAAGATATGTCTTTACACTAAATTGTAGAGTGTAAATAATTGCTCGGCGGGTAGAAAAATCTCCCTCATAATCATCTTCATAATCTACAGACTGTAGTGTCACAGGACAATCTTTTGTTTCATTCATCTCAGGTAGTAACTTGAGTGAAAGATTGTAATGTGGTTGGAAGAATGGAAGAATCTGCTCAAGAATTTGAAGACCATCCTCTTGAGTTTTTGAGATAATTGCTAACTCAAATGATAGATTATATGGGACTGGCATGTAGACATTTTTATTGTCTGTGCCATCTTTAGCAATTTTAATTTTTTGTGTTGGTGATACCTTTCTACTAGAATCATAACTAATGCCATTAATCTCAAAAGAGATTCTAGGCAGAGTGATTTGCACTCTTTGGTTTGTAGGATCAGGTGTTTGGTCTAGACGCGCCAGAAACTTTTGCTTAGGACCATATGCCAAAGGCACTTTCATTACTTCGTTAGAACGACGCAACTCAATGTTGTTGAATAAAGTTCCAAACGCAACAACAGTTTTTCTAAAAATCTCGTGATAAGAATATGTGCCTAACATCAGATTGTAGTGTCAGTAGTGGACCCAATGGTGCCGAAAGGATTGACCTCAGTGAAGTCTATAATATCGTCATCAGCAGTCTCAAACGAGTAATTCTGATCGACAGTGTTTTCGGTATTTGTATTATTTAGAGTGTTGTAAGACTCGGGACTCCAGAGAGCACCTGAGGTTACACCCTTTATGGTTTCGCCAGTATTGAATGTTCCTGTGCGGTTGATGATTTGTAATTCTCTTGTGCTGGAATTCCAGGACTTGACTTCTGCTCTGTTGTCTTTAGGGGAGTAGTCAATCGTGACAGTTGGTGTAGAACTATACCCACTTCCGCCGCTCGTAACAGTAAGACCAGTGACAATCCCAGCAGAAGAAACCGTAGCAGTCGCTGTTGCTCCACTTCCACCACCTCCTGTAATAGTGACTGCGGGCGGCAAAGCACTCTTATAATGCTCGCCACCATCAGTGACGGTAAACGCCGTTACAGCGCCACTGGAGACCGTTGCTGTAGCAGCAGCACGGAATAGATCACCAACAATTTCTTCACCAACTGTAAAATCTCCTGTGCCACCAGGATCCATAACAAGTTTGATGCTGTTTGCAAATGCTGTTTCAATAGCATCAATCTCTGCAACACCAGTATCCAACTCCTCATCGCTGTATTCAAACAGCTCACATTGACATTCCCATACATAACCCTTTCCAAGTTGATAGAAGGGTCTTTCTGCTTCCACAAATTTGATCTCAAATAAGTGCTTTGTAGCAGGAAACCAAATAAGATCTCCTTCATTAGGACGACCCTCAACATTCAACACTGCATTATCATCAACTGCAGTTGTGAATTTTGATCTTGAAAAAATAAAGGTTGTCTTGTCCTCAACCCTAACACCAAACTTACTGAGAAGATCCCCCTGACCTTCCCAACCTTCTGGGTTATTTACATATGCTCTAACCGCAAGTGCTTGTGTAAATGAGCTAGTTTCAACTTCATTGAGGATAGTATCTTCATTTACATAAGTTCTAGGCAAATAATAAATATCCTGACCATACAACTCAATGCTTTCAACAACTAAATTACCCATAAAGGTCTGCTCTTGCGGAGACCCATTGAGTTTTAAACGACAACTACTTGTATAGTCTGATTGTATGCAATTTGATGGTGGATCGTTTTGGTAAGTCATATCAGCCGATTAAATCCATTGGGGGAAGCTCGTATGTATCACGAATATTTTGCTCAAGATCTTTCTTGAATTGACTTGCGTCTTCAAGAATCTGACGACCATTGAGTGTAACACCGCCCAGCATTTGAATACCATCATACTTACTTAAGTTGCGACCCCACTGCTGCTGGAATAGTGCCTCAACATAATCTTTCAACCAAGCATCATTATACATGCCAGTGTATGTATCAGGATCTTGACGCATTGTCAAATCAACTAAGATGTGATCACCTGCCTGTAAAGTGTCCCAATCAAAATCAAGATAGAGTCTACCCTGATGCTCATTGAATTTTACCCTACGGTTTGCTTGAGAATTAGTAACCCAATCTAAGGTCTCAAGGTATTGAGATGTCATAAAATAATGCAAGATTTGACCGTGGGTCATTGCATAAATGTCATTCAAAAAGATTTGATACTTGATATTAAAGATATTACCAGGGACAACACTGGATGCACCAATGTTTGTATATACATGATTAATGCCTAATACACCAGGAGGAAGATCAACATAATTGTTATTTTCATACCAATTAGTAGCACCTTGCTGGGAAGATGATTGCGCTACAGTTTTGATATTATCAGTCACCTCAATTTTCATTAGTGACTGATAACTACCATTGTAATGATACTCTTGGAAGTAATCGATAGCTTCTTCCACTAGATCATCCAACTGCTCATCGCACACATTGATGTCGATGGCAGGATAACCTAATCTACGAAGAGCGTAATTTTTTAACTCTGTCTTAGAGGCGGGTCTTGTAGCGGACATTTAATTTACCAAGTAGCGAGGGCGGATCTTTTCCAAGTGTTTGTAGCAACACAAACATAGACATAATCAGCATCATAACGAATATCACCAGCAGTACCAGCTGAGGTGGCAGTAGCGGGAGCAGTACCTTCTAGTTGAACTGCGGCATTGATTTCATTGGCATCAATCTTATCAACTTGCAAAGTTTGAGTATCAGGTTGATAAAGAAGTCTGCTAGAAACAGAATTATCACTGTAGAGAGTTTTATCTGTAGGAGTAGCACTAACACCATCTACGAAGACCAGGGCATAAGAACCTGCACTAGTAGTAGAAGTAACTTTTGTTTGAGTTGCAGTATCAGCATTACCAGTGACATCACCAGTGACATTACCCGTAACGTTGCCAGTGAGAGTGCCACCGTCAAGTCCAGCAGCAACAATTCTGGCATCAGCACGGGCATTTGTAAAGTAGAGGTTAGTGCCCTCTGTCAAATCACCTGTATCATGATTTGCAATACTGGAAACTGTGCCAGTCACATTACCAGTAACATTTGCAGAAACGCCACCAGTTACAGTGAGAATATTAGTGGTGCCATTGAATTGTATACCAGAATCTGCCAACAGAGCAGTGGTGCCAGTCCCACTAGTATTCTGCATGATGGCAATATAGTAATCACCCGATGGGGTAGCACCGTTAATACTGACCTGAGTAGCAGTATCAGCATTACCAGTAACATTGCCAGTTACGTTACCAGTTACGTTACCGAGTAAATCAGCGGTGATTTCATTTGCAGCAAAATTACCAGACCCATCACGAATGACGAGGTTGTTAGATGCGTTGGTGCTAGCGGAAGCAACGTTGATTGTTGGGTCACCAGAAACACCATCAGCATTGGTTAGGGTGATACCAGAAGATGCTGTGACTTGCAGTGTGCGTTGTGCATAGGTATTAGCAGCAGTCCTGCTAACGAAACCTGTGCCTGCCATTGCAGCGAGTGCAGTAATGTCTGCATCGTTGTAAGTTGTGCTGATGGTTACGTTAGAAGATCCATTGAAGGAAACGCTACCATCAACAACACCATCAATAGTGATTGTGCGTGCAGTTTTCAGAGTATCAGCAGTAAGAGCATTACCTTGAATACCAGCACCAGCACCAGTGCCAGCAGCAACTGTGATGATGTTTGCTGCAAAGTCACCCGAAGAATCGCGATTGACAACGGTAGATCCAGTTGCTGCAGAAGCAGTTGTCATGCTATCCAGAAGGTCAGCATTCAGATTGTTAATCTTGTTGGTGGTAGGAATGACCAGAGCAGGACCAGAAGAAACCTGAGAGATGATCTGACCATCAACAGTCAGGGTGCCATCAATATTGGCATTGGCATCAACGTCAAGAGCTGTGCCAGCACCAGTAAGGTTGAGACTACCAGCGCGAAGACCACCATCTGTGCCAGTAAGAACTTCAGAGTTGTTTGTTGCATTGACTAAGAATGAGAATTGGTTGGAGGATCTATCGAATCCGAAGAAACCAACTTTCGCAGAGCCGTCGTAATAACGGAATTCAACACCACGATCCTTACCATCGTTAGAAGCGGGTGCTGTGTCACCACCCACAGTAATAATAGGGTCATCGATAGTTGTGACCGTAGAATTAACAGTAGTGGTTGTGCCATTAACAGTAAGATTTCCAGTAACAGTAAGATTGGACTCGGCAGTTACATCACCACCAACATCCAGGGTTCCACGAATATCTGTGTTGCCATTATCAGTATCAACAGTGAATTTATCAACAGCACTGTTGGTCTGAATTTTAAACATCTTGTTATCAGCATTGATAGTCACATTATCGTGAGTTACCAAAGCACCAGAGATGTCAGCAGAGTTATTAAGGTCAAGGGCACCACCAATCTCCATGGCACCATAAACTCTAGCGTCACCACTAACAGCAAGATTTTTACCAATACCAGCACCACCAGTCAGACGGAATGCACCATCTGCACTATAGCTACCAGTCAGAGTTTGCTGTGAGCTTGATGTAATACTTGTGACTCCAGTAACTCCAAGAGTGGAATTTACTTGAGCTGCATTGTTAGTTGTCAGCGTGCCATTAATAACTGTGTTGCCATTGTCTGCATCAACTCCAAATCTTTCAACACCAGATCCATTTCTGATGGAGAAGACTTCATTAGCAGCATCAACAATCAGAGAATCGTTGATAGTTGTTTGACCTTGGACAACCAGTGTGCCGTCAGTTGCAACGTTACCAGAGGAAGAAGCAACAGTAAACTTGTCTGTGCTACCACTTCTAAC